GGACGACCTTGCTGGATGGCAACTAGACCTGATGAAGAAGGGCGGCGAGCAGTGGGAAGTGCTAAAACTGCCTATGATAGCCGAGGAATCAGATGATCCCATGGGAAGGGCAGTAGGCGCACCGCTATGGCCTGAATGGTTCAATGACGACATGATTACGCAGGCCAAGCGTGATGCCCGCAACTGGTCAAGCCTTTATCAGCAAAGACCTACGCCAGAAACAGGCGCGTATTTTGAGGATGAATGGTTTAAATACTACGACAAGCTGCCAGATAACATCAAGCTGTATGGCGCAAGCGATTACGCCGTATCAGACGGCGGGGGAGACTATACGGTGCATGGCGTGTTTGGGCTAGATGCACAGGACAATCTCTATCTGGTTGACTGGTGGCGCGGGCAAAAGTCCTCGCTGGATTGGGTGAATCAGCTGATATTGATGATAAAGACACATAAGCCCGTTACATGGTTTGAGGAATCGGGCGTAATTCATAAATCCATGGATCCGCTGATCAGTAAACGCCAGCAAGAGGCGGGGGCGTGGTGTACGCGTAAGCAAATAACCCGTACCAAATCCAAGGAAATGTGCGCCCAGTCGATACGCGGTAGGATGCAGCAGGGCAAGGTGTTCTTCCCCTATGCCTCATGGCTAACCGACCTAAAGACCGAAATGTTAACGTTTCCGTCAGGCAAGTATGACGACCAAGTGGACGTTATGGCGCTGATAGGCATGGCTATAGGCGATATGAGCAACAAAAGCATTGATTTTACTTCCATAATGATGAGGCGCGTATGAAGCAAGTATTTACCGTTGAAATGAAGAACCTATCCGAATATGAGCAAGAATCCGCCAAGCGCGAGATTTACAACGTTGCAACTGAGATGGGATTCCCCTATTGTCCAGATGCGCCAGTGATAAAATCCGAGAAGAACGGCAAGCTGTTCATGGATTGGGCGTTTTACACCTCACTGGAATCGGCCTTTGAAGATATGGCGAGTGTGGGGCTGTAAATCTCTTTGACTTTGCTATTGACACCATATATAGTAGTTAGACTTTTGCTACTCAAGGCGAGACGCTAGGCGTTGACGCATCCGACAGCAAGCCACCCCTATGAAGTAAAAATTCATGAGCGAAGCTGCGGATATTCTTGAGATTGCAAAGAAGCGGTACAAAGCCGCTGTTGAAGGGTGGCGGGAAATCTACGCAGCGGCCAAGGCAGACTTGGACTTCATGTCCGATAAAGAAGGGGCGATGTGGGATTCCCGTGAGTGGTCAGGCCGCGCCACGGTTGGCCGACCTGTACCACAGATTGACCAGTTAACGCAGTTCAAGCATCAGGTCGTTAACGATATTCGCATGAACACGCCGACTATTAACGTGATTCCTGCCAGTTTAGACTCCGACCCAAAGACCGCAGAAATGCTATCGGGGCGCATTAAAGCCATCGAGTATAAGAGCAATGCCGATGCAGCTTACGACATGGCGGCGGATTTCTCGGTGGGCTGTTCGATTGGGTTTATCCGCGTTGACCGCAAGTATATTGACGATGACAGCTTCGATCAGGAGCTAACGATTTGCCGCGTGGTTAATCCGCTAGGCGTTTACATTGACCCCACATCCACGGAGCCTGATGGCAGGGACGCTAAGTTTGCGTTTGTCATTGAGGAAATGTCTTTGGCTGATTTCCAAAAGGCATGGCCGGATGCTGACGCTGTGCCGTTTGAAGATACCATGGAGAACGGTACGCACTCCGGCATGACCGAGGGCAAAATTACGATTGTCGAGTATTTCTGCTTAGACCATGAGGAAAACGAATACGGTTTGATGGAAGACGGCACTAAAGAGCGTGTACGTCCTAAGGCAAAGTATAAATCCACCCGCAAGATGAAGAAATGCAAGGTTCGCCATTACAAGCTGGCGGGTGCTGATATTCTCGAAGAGTCCACATTCCCCGGTAAGTATATCCCTATTGTTCCCGTGTATGGCGAGGAAGCATGGAATGACGGTGTTCGTCATCTGTTCAGCCTGATTCGTAAGGCGAAGGACGCTCAGCGCACGTTCAATCTGTGGAAAGCCTTAGAGACTGAGCTATTATTAAAACAACAGCAAGCGCCGGTGCAGGCTGCTGCTGGTCAAATGCGCGGGTTTGAAGACCAGTGGGCTGAACCTGATAAAGCAATGGTGCTGTATTACAATCAGACCGACATTGAGGGCAATGTTGCACCTGCCCCGCAGCGTTTGCAGCCGCCCACGATTCCTACTGGCGTTGTTAACGCCTCGCAAAGCACTGCTAACAACATCCGCGAGATTCTGGGCATGTATAACGCCTCCGCTGGTAAGCGTGAAGGCGATGCTTCGGGTGTTGCAATTAAGCAACTAGAACAAAGCTCGGATGTAGGTAACTTCCATTTTGGCGATAATCTGGTTAAGTCCATCACGCAGGTCGGCAAAATTATTGTATGCGCCTTGCCGGAAGTCGAAGATACGCAGCGCATTGTTTCCGTGGTCGATAAAGAAGATAACTACAAGCTGGTGGGCATTAACGGCGCAATGACTCCCGACCAAGATCAGCCCTATAACATGGACACGGGCAAGTTTGACGTGCGTGTGACCACAGGTGCATCCTACACCACGCAACGCCAGCAGGCTGCTGAGTTGTACCAGAACACGCTGAAGCTATTACCGCCTGAAGCCGCCATGAACGTGCTGGATTTGGTGTTCAAGTATCAAGACACGCCGGGTTCCGATGCGCTGTCGTCTCGCTTCAAGAAAATGGTCAATCCCGCGCTTCTGGATGAGAAAGACCGCGAAGAAAACGCGCCTGACCCGCAAGTTGCGGCGCTGACGCAGCAATTACAGCAAATCACCGCCGAGGCGCAAACTCGCATTTTACAGTTAGAAACGCAATTGCAGGATAAGCAGGCTGATGTGCAGGTGAAAATGGCAGACGTGCAGATTAAAGCGCAGGAAGTCGAGATTAAAAAGGGCGAGTTGCAGTTGAAGCTGATTCAGGCGCAACAGCCGGAAGCAGCACAGCCGGATAACTCGATGGATAGCATTGCCAAGGCTAAGGAAATCGAAATCAAAGAGCGCAAGATGCAGCTTGAGGAAGCGCAGTTCCAGTTGCAGGTATTGCAAACGCAGCAACCAAAGGGCGGGGAAGATATGGGCATGAAGGACACGGTGGAGGGTTTGCAGGCAAAGATTGCCAGCCTCATCCAGCAGGAGCAAATGGAGCAGGAGCAGGCCGCCATTCGTCAGCAGCAAGAGCAGGAAAAGGCCATGCAGGAGGCGCAGGAAGCACAAGCCAAAGCTATGCAGACGCAGATGGTCATCGAGGCGCTAACGGGCATCACCGCGCAGCTTGGGCAGCTCACGGCTACCGTATCACAGCCGCTTACCGTGATTCGGGATGAAGCCGGAAACCTAATCGGAGCGCAGTAATGAACATCGGCACAATTGCAGACATGATTAGCAAAGATGCAACAATATTGAATGATATTCCTGCATTTATCAATTATGTGAATAACAAAAATATCCCACAGGTGCGCAACGTACAAACGGTTGTATCGCAAGAGGAATATTTTACCTCCATCGCGGAGCAGAATGGTGGCAAAGCTACCGAAGATGATGTTCAAGCGGCCATTCGTTCTTTAGAGAGTAAGCCTGTTTTTGATGACGCGAATGTTCGGATTGAGAAGGTTTTGAATGGGATTAGCAGTGGTGAGATAAAGACCACACAGGAAATGATTTTGAAGTTTGCGGAGTAATTATGGCTGTTAATGTTCAAATTTTCACGTCCTCGGGTACATGGACCAAGCCCGCTATTAGTGGTGGTGGTGCGTTGGTGCGTGGGCTTCTTGTTGCGGGTGGAGGTGGAGGTGGAGCTGGTTTTACTAGTGCGGGTAACGCTGGCGGTGGAGGCGGTGGGGCTGGTGGGTGCTGGATAGACTTTGAGCTGGCCTCGACTGTTTTGAGTGGCACTGAGGCCGTGACTATTGGAACTGCTGCGGCTGGTGGAGCAAGTTCTGGGAATGCTGGAGCAGCTGGAACGACTGCTGTGTTTGGTACTGCGACTCCTAGTTGGGTTCGGTGTGCGGGTGGTGGTGGCGGGACTGCTGGTACTTCGTCCACTGCTGCAGGGGGAACTGCTCCGACTGGGTATGAAGCTGGAGCTGCGGGTGGTGCTGGTGGAAGTGGCGCTACTCCGGCTGCTGGTACTGCTGGGACAGCTAATACGGTTAGGGCTGCGGCTGGTGGTGGAGGCGGTGGTGCTAAACAGGCTGGATCTTCTGCGGCCGGTGGTGCCGGCGGTGTTGCGGGGGCGAACAGTTACGGTGGGACACTGTCTGGGGGCACTGCTGGAACCTTGGGTGGAGGAGCTGGGGGCAACGGAACCAGTGTAGCTACCAACGTTTGCCATGGTGGTTCTGGCGGAGGCGGTGGTGGTGGTAACAACGGCGGTGCCGGTGGAGCTGGTGGGGTTGGTGGAAATTATGGGGCTGGTGGTGGTGGAGGTGGTGGCGGAACCACGGGTGGAGCTGGTGGGAATGCTGGGCCTGGTATCTGTATAGTTACAACCATTCAGGATTGAGTCATGTTGATTAAGAGTAAGTCCTATGAGCACAAGGCGGTTGTTCCTGCCGATGATGGCAAAGAGATTACGTTTAAGTGGCATGTGCAGAGGGGCATTTTAAAGCCCCGGATGTCTGGGTTTGAGCTCGCTAGTTTTGTGATTGAGCACATGCCTGCAATTTTGCGGTTAGGGGTTTTTGATAAGTCTCCACGAGTTAAAGCTGAGTTTGAGGCTATGTTTTTGTTGCTTGCTACGAGTAAGCGAGAGGCGATTGACCGGATTTTGCCTTGGATACGGTGTGTTTATCATGCGGAAGAGGATGACGTGATCCACATGTCTCTTTTTGACAAGACTGAACAGCCGGCTGGGCCTGTTTATTTTGTGATGGGTGGGAAATGAGCCTTGTAACTATTTTTACTGCGACTGGGACTTACTCCGTGACCTCTGCGGTCGATGTTGAGGTGTTTTTGGTTGGGGGCGGCGGGGGCGGTGGATCAGGTCCCCGTCGGGCCACGGCGACTCTTAAGACTGGTGGTGGCGGCGGGGGCGGTGCTGCTTGGAACCGCCTTGCTTATCCAGCGTCTGTTTTGAGTTCTCCCGAGACTGTCACCATTGGTACGGGTGGGCCTGGTGGGGTGAGCGTCACCAGTAACGACACCAACGGAAATGCTGGATCTGCTGGGGTTGATTCCACATTTGGAAACTTATTAAGAGCTAAAGCTGGTTCTGGTGGTGGCGCTGGGAACAATTAAGGGGCTGCAACTGCTGGCTCTGCTGGGGCTGGTGTAACAAACGGTGCCGGAGCGGCGGGTGGCACTTCTAGTGCTACCGGGGGAGCGGGGACTTCTGCTAGTGGTAACACACTTTATGGCGCTACTGGGGGATCAGGTGCTGGTGGGGTATCAGCCGCAGATGCTGTTGTTTCCGGTCGTCCTGGCGCCACATCGGGCACGAATACAACTCCTGGAAACTCTTTTGGCCCCGCTGGTATTAGCGCAAGTGCTGCGGTTTCTTCTCCGCTCTACGCTCTTGGGGGTGGTGGTGGTGGTAGTGGTTTTGCGACGGGAGCAGGAACAGCCACTTCAGCTGGAGGCATGGGAAGCCCTGGGGGGGCTGGAGTTCTGGGTGGCGGTGGAGGAGGCGGTGGGCCTTCTGTAAACGGTTTTGCTTCTGGTGCTGGTGGGGCTGGCGGTAATGGTTTTTGTGTTGTGGTGGCAAACTAATGGCTCAAATAGATATTTTTACGACTGTTGGCCCTCAAACATGGACGAAACCCAGTAATTTTCAGGGTTGCTATGTTTCCCTTGTAGGCGGGGGCGGCGGGGGCGGGTCTGGCGCTCGTGGTGCTGCTTCTACTAACCGGCGTCCTGGCGGTGGTGGGGGTGGAAGTGGTTACACCCACAAGTTTATCGGTAACTACCCTTTCGATGACACGGTCCAGGTTGTGGTTGGCGTTGGTGGTAACGGTGGTGCAGCTATTACGGCAGACACGACGGCGGGGATTACTGGTCAAAATGGGATGCCAAGCGATTTTGGCGGGTACTTAAAGGCTGGTACTTGGGGCTCGGCACCGACCGGTGGTGGGGGTGGAGGCTTAACCGGTGGAACGAACGGTACTGGTGGCTTAGCAGGCTCAGCCACTGCCGAAGTTATTGGTAGTGCCGGCGGGGCCGGGAACATCAATGCTGCTGGTAGTGCTGGCTCTGCATCGACGTTGATGGGTGCCGCGGGTGGTGGAGGCGGCGGAGGTATGGATACCGCCTCACGCGCTGGTGGTGCAGGTGGTGCCGCTGGGGCTACTGTTAGAGGAACCACTTTGGCTGGTGGAACTGCCGGAACTGCTGGCTCAACAGGTGTTAATGGTGGGGCAGGTGGTGCTGGCGATTCGGCTGCAACTAATGAAGGGCGCGGTGGGGCGGGCGGTGGCGGTGGTGGTTCAGGTGATATTGTTGGCGCAGCAGGTGTAAGCAGGGGCGGCAACGGTGGCAACGGCGGCCTATATGGCGGTGGTGGTGGGGGCGGCGGGGCTTCAACCAACGGCTCGGACTCTGGCGCTGGTGGTACAGGAGGCCAAGGAATTGTGCTTGTCATGAGTTTAACGGGAACAGTGGCAGCCTCAGGCGGTGGCCTTAAATTAGCAGGGAGAGGCGGGTTAGCGGGATGACCGATTACACGGTAGCCGACACAATACATTTCATGTTCACGACTCGCAGGTTTTCAACCGGAGCGCCATTTGCTATAGCGGCGGGTGTTGTCTCGGCTTATGAAAACGAGAGCCTTACACAAATTACGGCAGGGATAACTCTCGGCGCTGACCATGATGGCGTTACTGGGCTTAACCTTGTCACGGTGGTTGCATCAGGTGCAAACGGGTTTGAAGCCGGTAAGGATTACCATTTAGTAATTACCACAGGCACGGTTGACAGTATCTCAGTAGTGGGTGAAGTCGTGGGGCGCTTCACACTTTCGCGCTCTGCCGCTGCCGTAGACCTTGCCAACGGAACGGATGGCCTTGGCGCGATTAAAACAGATACCGCGGCAATTCTTATTGATACCGCTGAAATCGGCGTGGCGGGTGCGGGATTAACAAACATCGACCTCCCCAACCAGACAATGGATATAACCGGCAATCTCTCCGGCTCGGTTGGCAGTGTCACTGCTGGTGTTACCGTCACGACTAACAACGACAAGACGGGGTATGCTCTTACGGCATCGTATGACTTTGCTAAGGGCACTGTTGCAATGACGGAATCATATCCTACGCTAGGCGCAACCTTTACACCTGCTCAGGCTTTGTACGCCATTAATCAACAGTTAGGTGAGCAGGGTATCGCCGGTACGACCATGACGGTTAAAAAGCGCGACCAAGTCACCACAGCTAAAACCTACACCCTAGATGATGCGGTAACCCCGACCTCGATTACTGAGGCCAGCTAATGTCCATATCCTCGATTGTCACTAGAGGATTTATCGACGGGGTGAATTTCATCCCGACAAGAGGGTATCTGCCGGGTAGCGCCCCGATACCCGTTGTGGTGGTTGAATCTGGCGGCCTCCCTAAGATTTTCAGCTACTTCCCTGAATACCATGCAAAACAGGTAGAGGTTAAAAAAGCCAAGACCGAGCTGCAAAAGGTTGACTCGGTTTTATTGGAATACGAGCGCAGACGGGCGCTTGCTGAGGAAAGCCTAAGACTGGCAGAGGAATCCGAAACCCAGCGACTTCTTAAACTACAGAACGAACTTATTACTGAAATCACTCGGCTCTTGATGGTCAAGGCCGACTTGATGGTGCGGGTTAGACGCGGCGAGGAACAGCTAATCTTAATGATTGCTATGCGCCGCAGACGGCTACGCGCATTTTAACTTGACTATAAAAGGAAATTAATTTATGTTTGATGCACAAGCTATAATTGCCGAGGCGACCGCACAGCCACAAGCTGATAACGCGAAGCCAGCCGAGCAAGAAGCGGCGGATTCAATTGAACCGCAGGCGACTGAAGAAGCACCCCCCGAAGAAACTAGTCAGGAAACTGATGACGTATCAAAAAAGCCAGATTCAGAATTAACGCCTGAACAGCTTGAAAAACGGGAAGCTAACCGCCAGTCCCACCTCAACAGAAAATTAGCTAAACAACGACTTCGCAATGAAAATGCCGAATTAAAGGCACGACTTGAGAAGTTGGAGCAGGCGCAAACCACCCCCAAAGCCGAACAGCCGAACAGCCCTCCAAAGCTGGAAAACTACGAAGATTTGGATTCATGGGTACTAGCAACTGCCAAGTTCTTAAAAGAACAAGATACTAAGACAGAACCACAGGTTCAGCAGCAGAATCCTGCCGACTCGCATAAACAAATGCGTACCGTGGAAATATCTCAGCAAGCTAAGAAATTTGCGGGGGAAGTCCCAGAATACGCGGCGTTAGTCAAAGAGAATAATGACTACCTGAACATGATGCCGGAATCCGTACAAGAGGCTTTCTACGAAGCAGATAATGCGCCTTTGGCACTTTACGCGCTGATGAAAGAAGGACGGCTTGAAGATTTGGAAGACCTATCTCCCTCGCGAATTGCGATGGAGGTTGGGAAAGCCGAGGAACGCGGCAAGGCATATTTGAGTTCTGTTAAGAAGGCAACCAGCGCTCCCCCGCCGCTTGAATCCCTGAAGGGCACAGGTCGTGCAACGAAGGACTTAGATTCGATGTCTGTGGCGGAGCTTATGAAAAAGTTTAACAGATAAGGATTTAATCACATGGCTTTAAGTACTAACTCTCCGTCAGTAATGAAATCGGTAGGCGTGATTGCAAAGCTCGCTGCCGGCACTCTTGTTGACAATTTGACTGCTTGCCGCTTGATGGATAAGGCAGACAAAAGCGATTATGATGGTAAAAACGGCTACAAGGCTGGCGACACCATTCAAATCAACGTTCCGGCACTCTACACCCCCGGCACTAGCTTCGACATCACCTCCGCGATTCAGGCGATTCAGGAAACCCGCATCCCGCTAACTCTGGACATCATTCAGACCGTTGGCGTGGACGTTGATTCCCGTGAATTGGCGTATCAGGTTGGCCTCGAAAGCCTCTACAACCGCGTGATTAAACCTTCGGTTCAGGGTATCGCGCAGGGCGTGGAAAACATCTGCCTGACCCGTGCTTGCCAGAACGTTGGTAATATCGTGGGTACGGCTGGTTCTACCACCTTCGACACCTCGACCATCTTGGCCGCTGGTCAGAAAATGACTGAGTTCCTTGCACCTCGCAAAGACCGTTATGTCATCCTGAACCCCGGTTCGGAAGCATCTGCTGTTAACGCTCGCAAGGGTTTTGTTAATGCCGCTAAGGAAATTGGCAAGCAGTACATTGAAGGCGCTATGGGTTCGGCTGATGGTTTCGACTACTACAGCAACAACCTGCTGCCGCGCTTCACCTCTGGCACGGCTTCCGGCGCTCACACCGTCACCACCACTTCGGTTGCTGGTGCCACCACCCTTGCTATTACCGGAACGGGTACACAGACTCTGACCGCTGGTATGACCTTCACGGTTGCCAGCGTTAACGCTGTGCATCCCCAGACCAAAGTAGATTTGGGCTACCCCAAGCAGTTTGTTATCACCGCGCTTTTTACCGCTGTTGGTGGTGCTTACACCGTGACGCTTGCTGAACCCATCTACAACTCGACCTCTGGTAGCTTGCAGAACGTCACCCGTTTCCCCACGGCTTCGGATGTCATCACGCTTGGTGCTGGTGTGGGCAACGTTGCTTCGACCATCTACCCGCAGAACCTTGCATTCCACAAAAACGCTTTCCGCATGGTGAGCGTTCCGCTGGTGATGCCGGAAGCTGTGGAAATGGCCGCGCAAGAAACCTACGAAGGCGTTACGGTTGCTGTGGTTCGCGCATTTGATGTGCGCCTGCGCAGCATGATTACCCGTATCGACTTCCTCGGTGGCTTCGCCGCTACCCGTCCGATGTGGGCTTGCCGTATCACTAACTAATTGTAACGGAGGGGTGGGGGTAAAATCCCATCCCTCACTTTAAGGATAATGATATGCCCGTAAATAAAGTAACAGACGAAGGCGCGATGACGTTTGCCTCTCGTAAAATTATTAATGATAACTTCCGCGATGTGTCGCAATGCACCACGGCTTTTTCGCAGGCAACCAATACCACGCTTGCTAACGTGGTTGGCATGTCCACCGGCATTTTGCAGCCCGGCGATTATGAGGTTGACATCAACCTGATTACCACCGCTGGCGCTTCTGGTGGCGTTAAAGTCGGCCTTAAGTGGGGTACGGCCTCGATGATTACGGCTACTGCGCTGACCGTGGAGGGTCGCACTGCTTCGGCTATTGCGGTCACTACGTTCACCACTTCGACCGATGCCGCCTCTGTGATTGCTGCCACGACCGCTTATATCAACGTTCGCGTTAAGGGTCGCATCACCGTTGCTTTGGCTGGCACTATTCAGCTTCAAGCGGCGCAGAACGCCTCGGATGCTACCGCTACCACCGTTGGCCTTGGTTCTACCATGACGTTTACCCCGATTGGCGCGACCCTTCCGGCTTCTGGCACGTTGAGCGTCTAATCTATGCGGGGGCTTCGGCTCCCGCTTCTTTTTAGGATTTTGCTTATGGCAATGAATATCAAAGTACCG